ACCTTGAGTAGCGTCAGTAGCGCTACCTGTGATGTTTTGTGGTACTCTTATGTTATCATTATTTTCAAGTTTTGGAAATCTTAATCCTTCACGAGCTTCATTTGGGGTGATAATTCCTGTATTTACCAGAGTAGAATAGTAAACTGCCTGAGTTCTATTATCTGGCTGTAAAGCTGGCACAGCTAGTCTATCAGGAGAAATTGTTACCCCACCGTTGAAGAAATGCGAGAAAGCAGAACAAAATTGAGTAAGAATAGGTAAAACTGTGTGTAAATAAAATAATTTTTGATTTGCATCAATATTAGCATTATTTCCAGACTTGAGTAAAACATAAGGCACACCTAATGCTTTTGCCATGTCTTGTTGAATGCGCTCAATTGAATTCTCAAAGTCTAATTGATCAAAAGACTTTGTAGAAAATTCATCAATCTTTAATCCACCATCTAAAATAGCTGGATTTCTAGCACCATCAAAAATAGTTGTATAAGAAGCTCTCCAAGACTCTAAAAGACGTTCTTTAACTCTTTTAGATAAAATATTGTCTGTAGTAAGAACAAAACCTGGTAAAGCATTATTTTTGAAGAACTGTCTTTGAAACTTTATCATGTAATAATAAAGTTCCATAAGATTTAAAATTGGTTTTAGTTTAGAGGTGCCTCTAAAAATAGAATTTTCATTCTCTGCCATTATATGAATAATTTCATATGGTTGAAATGTGATAGCTTCAGCTTTTGAAGTATTCTTTCCGCGTCCAAAGCCATAATAATCCTGAGACTGTTGGTTGTGAAGTAAATAATTATAATGAGATACAAAAGTACGCTCATCTGGAACAACCTCAACATCATTAGCCGGTAGTAAATAAAGGGATTCACCGTCATAATAAAAAAACGCATTACCGTCTAAATGAAAATCTAAAAATGCTCGCCTAAATAATCTTGCACGATCTTCAAAGGGATTAGGTTTTATATTGAGGAGTTTATTAACTTTTTTAGCTGAACCGCCTGTGACGTTTAAAGGGATTTCACAAAGAGCATTTATAACCATCTCAACAGAACGGTGAACTACTTCAATCTCTCTGTAAGCCTGCTCATAGTCTACAATAGTCTCAGGAGAAGCAAAAGGCTCAAGAGACGCGATAGAAGGTTGTGCAGGATTTAATTTTTCTGAAACCCAGCGTCTCCAAGCTGGTACTTCTTTAGTTGCCATGTTTTTCCTTTAGAATGTCTAACCAATTTTTAATTTTTGGTGTTAAATGATTAGAGTATCGTTGCCCATAAATAGTATGAAGTCTTTGATGGTGAGACTTACATAATGTGAATAAGTTGTGGTGGTCTAAACTTTCCTTACAGTCTATAGCAAATTCTTCACGAAGGGAAGTAATTTTTTCAACAGTATCAATTTCAGTAATCTTATTGCGAGTGCACCACTCATTAAATAATTGACTAACTGAAAAAAGATGATGAAGTTCTAAATTCTCAGTAGAACCACAAATGTAGCATTCATCACGTATTTTGTAATCTTTTTTAATATAATCTCTTATATATTTAATTGGAAATCTTTTTAGTTCAGACATTCTTGAAGCACCTCCCAGCGTTTAGTAAAGTGAGAGGGATCTTTGTTTAATCCTACATCTCCTTCGCCTAGATTTAGAACCCTACCCGAAATAGTAGGCAACTGGTTGCAACTCTTAAGGTTTTTTATGAGGTAACTAACTAAAATATCATCCCCTCTTGTTAAGTGAGTATTTGCTAATATTTCAGACTTAATACTATCAAGACAAGATTGTTTGACCATAATTACAGATCCTACTAAAAAATCAACTTGCGCAGTAGTGCACCAAATATCTTTAAGTTGCTTATAATGTTTTGCTTTAGATACCCCCTGCTTACCATAGATACCAACCATATCTTCTTGCATATCATACATTTTTTTTATTAACAACGGGTGGGGTAATAAGTCGTCATCTAAAATCAGTTTATATTTTTCGGGATAATCAAAGCACCTTACCCAGCGTTCAATACAATACTTATTTTTTGTATTATTTATCACATCAGCTTTAGGATGACTAAAAGATTCAGCTGGGTTATTATTGACCACCGTAACTTTAAAATTTTTACACAAGGAGTCACAAATTGCTTTAACATTGTTAGGTCTTTTATAATTTAATAATATAATTCTAAGCATAAATTGAAATGTTACTCATTTTTTGGTGTGTATAAATTGCGTATCTAACAGCATCACAAGGGTGAGAAGCCCAATCGTGAATAGCTTTAGGAGTTTCTGTATTAGGATTCCATTTATATGCTGCCATTGCAGAAAAAGTGTGCCTTGCACCTTCTGTATCAAAGAAAAGTCTGTCTTGCTGAATTAATACTTGCACAGAGTTAATACCATCATTTACAGATTTGATAGCATTTTCACAATAAATATCATAATCATAAGCAAAATCAGCTTTTACTTGTTGTGCTGCTGAATCAATATAGATAGTATCAATAGACCACTCATCTACTTTTTCTCCAATAGCTGCGGCCAGTTCTGAGGTAGTTGATTCTTTTGATATAAATTCATCTATGATAAAATAGTTATCTCCGTCAGTGCCTATTACAACAAACACATTCTCATCACGATACCCAACATCTAAACCGGCAATAACTTCTGAAAAACGTTCTCCTACAAAATCTCCAATATGTTTATCTTCATCTAAGTCAAGGTAGATTTGTGCCTCTGTAGTAGTCCACTCACATTCATACTCTTGTAGATATAGGGCACGTGTAATTGACTTTTTAGCTTCCTCAACGTCTTTCTCAGAAAGACGTGGATTAGACCTCCATGTATGCATTGAAGAAGCCCACTCAGGATACTCAGGATCGTCTCCACGTAAATAATACTCATATAAATAGTTACCTTTACCACGAGGAGTGGAGATCCATAGACAACGAGAGTCTTGAAAAGTAGATAAGGCAGGGCGCAAATCACGGGTATAATATTCTTCGTTAGGAATAATAGCTGCCTCATCAACAATCAGTAGATTAGCAGCACGACCTACAAGAGAGTCCCGATTATTAGCAGATAAAAGTCTAAATACAGACCCGTTAATTAGTTTTATGACTTTATCTTTTTGGTTGTAGCGATCAACTTCTATCTCTAGTTGTTTGATAAGATCGCCAACATAATCCCAGATAATAGAGGAGAGAGAAAAGTTAGGAGCAACAACCATAACCTGTTGTCCAGGTTCTAAAAGTTTTGCAAAAGCAAGAATGGCAGCTGCATAGGATTTGCCTGTACGACGTGCAGCAATATGGACGCAGAAACGATGAGAGTCTAAATTCTCAACCATAGCCCACTGCGATTCATTAAACTGAACGGGAGTTGGAAGACGATCTAAAAGACGTTGAATCTTAATTCGGAAAAATTTGTCGCTCATCTAGGAAATATACTAAAAAGCATTGAAAGAAGGGAAATTAAAGTAACTGTTACGCCGCCTATCCATAACAGAGTTTTAAGAGAAGCACGACCTGTAGTAGCTAAATCACGAATCTGAACTACTTCTGCGTCCATTTTATCTAACCGACTTTCAAGACGTTGAAACATTGAAACAATATTTTGATAGCGCTCTTCGCACACAGCTTCATGTGACTGAATTTCAGCTTTATTAGATTGTGAACGTTCATGAAGACGCTCAATCTCTATCTGCATTTGATCTAACTCACGAACATCGCTCATTACAACTCCTTAAGTCTTGATAATATACTGAACTACCTCAGATGGCAAGGTTGTGTTTACAGTAAAACCATTTACAGTTAGTGAAGGAATAGAAAGTGCTGGTACTGATAAAGACGGCACACTGTGAGAGTGATTTCCCCCTGCCAAGTTACCGACACCATGAGTATGGTTATTGACGGTTAAAGAAGGAATTGAGTGCGAGTGGTTGTTCACAGTCAAAGAAGGAATTGTCAAAGCAGGCACTGAAAGTGCAGGAATAGAAAGCGAAGGAATTGAGTGGTTATGGTTTGCAACACTCAGTGCAGGAATAGTCAATGCAGGAATTGATAATCCAGGAACACTATGAGTATGGCTTGCACCAGCTAAGTTACCTACTCCATGAGTGTGGTTATTAACAGTAAGCGAAGGAATAGAGTGTGAGTGCGAATTGACACTCAAGCTCGGAACGCTGTGAGTATGATTTGTTTGGTTAACAGAAGTTACCAAAGAAACTTGTGTAACGTCTTTTGTGCCAGAGGCAAGAGTTTGGTTAACTGTGTAAACAGTTGTAGTCAAATCACCTGCACCATCAGCTCCTGTATTACCTGTTCCAGTGTTAGCTGTTTTATTTCCCGTGTTTGAAGCAGCAGTAGTAGCTGTAGAGTTAGCAGTATTACCAGAGATAGTAACCCCAGAACCACCTGATGTACCAGTACCAGTTGTTCCTGTGCCTGTGTTACTTGCAACAGTAACAAGTCCTGTTTTTGTACCACTTGTTCCACTACCTGTATTACCAGTTCCAGTATTGCCAGTACCTGTTACAACAGTAGGAGCGTTAGTAGCATTATATCCAACAGTAGTTGAGGTTGAGTTACCTGTATTTGAAGCAGCTGTAGTAGAAGTTGCATTGGCTGTAGATCCGCTGATAGTAACTGTTGAGGTTCCTGAAGTACCTGTACCAGTATTACCAGTTCCGGTATTAGAAGTAGCTGTTGTTACTCCAGTTTTAGTTGCAGAAGCCATAACAGCTGATGCAGCTGCAGAACCGTTTGTTGCTCCAAGTGCAGTATTATTTGTACCTTTACCTAGCGGAACTTTATCACGTAAGTCAGGAACATTAAAAGTAGTAGATCCATTTCCTGAACCAAATCCTGTACCGATTACAGCGAATAAGCGAGCATAGGTTGTACGAGACACAGCAGAATTATCACAAAGAAGCCAACCAGTTGGAGCACTAGCTGCACCATAGGCAACAATGGTACCAGAAGGAATGATCTCAGCACCACCAGCAGTAGAGCCGTCATGAATGCGAATATTATTTGTATCTGTATCTAAAGAAATCTCACCTACAAGTCCTGTGTAGGAATTGTTTTGGGCCGAGGTTCCTCGTCTAAATTGTAGCTGTGTAGCCATCTATTACTCCTTATAAGCTTCCTAAATCAAATGTGCCTGAAACGTTTAAATCGCCATTAACTGAAAGTTTGTTCGTACCGGGGCTGTCAGTTCCAATACCTACATTTCCGCCTATGTGAACATTGCCTGTAGTGGTACCGTTACCAACTGTAGCAGTGGCATTAGCTTGAACTTCAAATTTATCAGTGGCATCTATACCAAGACCGCCTACAAGAGGTGAAACTTTTATACTCATGTTTACCTTTCTATCATAATTTTAACCTGTGGTCAAAATATATTTACGAGAGTGCTCCTAAGTCGAGTGTTGCAGCCAACTTGTCTATTGTAACTGCATTATCTGAGATATCAGATGTTCCAATTGGTGTAATACCTGCTATACCTGCAGCAAGAGCAACAGCGTTTGATGAACGAGTCGCCTCAACTGCAAAGTAAGTAGAAGTCTGACCATCCAAAAGGTCTGCATCTAACCCAGAGCCTGCTCCATCAACTGTTTTAATCTTTGTAAGCACATCTGAGGCTGTATAATCAGCGGAAGCAAGTTTTGTAGCAATTCCAGCAGCTAATGCTGCTGCATTTGAGTTAGAGGATGTTCCAAAATTATCTACTGTGGTTGTTAAGGTTGCCACATTGTCTTGAACGATATCAACATTAGCTGAGATCTGTGTATGAGTTGCATAGTCGTTCGCATAAGCTGTAAATAGAGTAGCAGAATCGTTAGCTTGAAGCTCCACGCCATCAGAATAAACAGCTACAGCTTCTAAACCAGAGGCTGTAATATTAGCTTTATAAGCTCCACCAATGACACCTACAATTTCATTAGTGGGGAAATAGAAACCAGTTGTTGGACGATCTGCGTGATGAACTGCTGTGTATGTTGGATCATGTGTACCCTCAGCTCCAAACGAGTTCGCATGAACATCAATATATGCTATTGGATAGTGAGCCGCATTATCAGCTGGAGCATCAGTAAAGATGAAATCAATATGATCTCCATATTGAGCAAATCCAAAGAATACGTTTGCATCTTGACCGCGATTAATAACAATTCCTGAATCAACACCAAGTTGAGCATCAGCAGGAGTATTAGCAGCTAAGAGCAGCGTGGCATCATCAATCTGTGCTGAAGAGATGCCTAAATCTACTTGTGCGCCTACAACGTAGAGGTTACCAGATACAGTCAATGCTTGTTGCATAGTAACGTCGCCAGTAAATTGAGTTGTACCGTCAATAATTGCAGCTACGTTATCTTGGATTACATCTAAGTTAGCATTAAGCCTAGTCTCAGAAGAGACGATTCCAGCCGCCAAAGCTGATGCATTTGAATTAGAGGTTGTCCCAAAGTTATCAACAGTTGTAGTGAGAGTAGAAACATTATCATTTGTGACATCTAAGTTAGCGTTGAGCCTAGCTTCTGTATCAGCAGCTGTGCCCACAGATACTGTAGCAACATTATCCTGAACTAGATCAATATTAGCTTGAAGTCGTGTGTATGATGCAAAGTCATTAGCTAAAGCTAAGAAATAAGTAGCAGATACATTTGCCTTCGTATCTAAGTTTGTATTAGCGTAGGTACCAAAATTATCAACTGTTGTAGTAAGAGTTGCAACATTATCATTAGTGACGTCTAAGTTTGAGTTTAAACGTGATTCCGCAGCTTCAATAGCAGCATTGGTGCCTGTAAATGCGTTGATAAAGATTGTTGTATTAGTAGCACGACGAGTTTCTAACTCACTAAGATCACCAGAAATTACGTTAACATTATCTTGGATGAGGTTAAGATTAGCGGCAACGTTTGCAACTGTGGTATCAAGCTGAGTGGTCGCTCCACCAGCATCTTCAATTTTTAAACCAGTTTCAACAGCTGTTAGGGTAACATTACCAAGCTTAATTGATCCTGGGC